ATCAATCGTCTCTTTTTCGACGGTAAACAGCCCGAACTGGCTGGAAACACGGACGAGGTAAACGGAGACATCGAGACAGGCCGCACGTTGCCCAGACTGGAGACGACTGGCTTGGGGGGCTGGAGTTATGGGGGTCTAGTTGCTGAGTGGGCTTCTAAGTTCATGCAGACCGAACTCATGCCTTGGCAGATTCACGCGCTGAACGGTCAGCTTGAAGTTGACGATGCCGGCGATTTTGTGCATCGTGAAGCGTTGGTTTCAACTGCTCGTCAGAACGGTAAGAGCCTTGCGCTGTCTGCTCTTATTGGCTGGTTCTTGACGCACCCTTGGGGTCGTCGAGTAAACGTGCTAAGCACCGCAAACATGTTGGACCGCGCCGAGGCAATTCACCAGACCGTCGCCCCGATCCTTGTCGAGTATTTCGGCGCCAAGCAGATGCAAGCCCTAGGCCGTAAATCAGTAACCATGCCAGACGGCTCAAAGTGGGAAGTTAGAGCTGCATCCACTCGCCTGCACGGTGGCTCCTACGACCTCGTCGTGGCAGACGAAATCTTCGACATCGCCGGCGAGATTATGGACACCGCTATTAGGCCCACAATGATTGCTAGAAAATCCCCCCTGTTGTCTATGTGGTCGACGGCTGGAGATGCGGACTCGCTCTTTATGCAACAGATTCGTGAGCAGGGTTTACGCGACATTGACGCCGGCGAAAACAACGGGCTCTATTTCGCTGAGTGGAGCATGCCCCCTGACTCAAAGGGCGAGGAGTTTTATCGCTGGGCAAACCCAGCCCTTGGCACCACAATCACAATGAAGGCTCTACGTGCAGCATCCAAAAAGGATTACTTTCAGCGCGCTCACCTGAACCAGTGGGTTTCGTCCCGTGGCGCTTGGGACATTGGCGACTGGGAGAAATGCCGCACCAATGTTGAGCCCCCTGCCGGTGGCGTTCTCGCCGTTGACAGCTCAATCTCTGAGGCTCGTTATGTGGGCGTCCGTGCAGTGCAGATGGATCACAAGACCATCGTTCATGTCGAGTTTGTCGTTGACACAGAAGACGAAATGTGGCGACAGATTGAGAGAGTCATGTCTGACAAGCTGGTAACTCTTGCGATTACACCAACGCTCGAGATCCACATGCCCACGCAATACTCAAGGCGGTACAGCGTCGTTGGATACGGCGAGTTGCTCAGGTTCTCCACGTTGGTGCAAAAGATGATTCTCGAGGACAAGGTTGCACACACAGGGTCAATGGCATTGGCTGAACACATGATGCGCGCCGTCATGGTAAAGACAGCACAGGGCGCTGTCCTCAGTAGCCAAAAAAGTCCCGGACCCATCGAGCTTGCACGTGTGGCTGTGTTTGCAATCAGCCTTGTGAGTAAACCGACTAACCGTCAGAAGCCCATGCTCGTAGTCTCTTAGTAGCGTATGCTCTCAATAAGTGACCGCCTCGCGTCGGGCGTGGCGGGCACCCTTTCGAAAGGTCATCATGGGATTCTTCACACGAGGTGAAACCAAAGCACAGATCAGCCCAGCACCTGTGCAGAAGGCAGCTGCTGCTGGTGGCTACTACGCCAACAACGCAGGCCCTTCCATGATTGGCCAGTACTACACCTACATCGAAGGCGAGGCTCGTAATCGCGCCATGCAGGTGGCCGCGGTTTCTAGGGCGCGCGATCTTCACGCCAGCGTTATCAGCGCCATGCGACTCAAAATGTACCGCGAGTCTTGGAACGAAGAGACCCGCGAAATGGAAGACACTGATCTTGCACCACGTTCTTGGCTCCGTCGCCCAGATCCTTCTATTCCCTATGAGACCCTTATGGCGTGGACGCTTGACGACCTGTTCTTCTTTGGCCGTGCGTTCTGGTGGATTTCATCACGCACACAGGACGGATACCCAGCCACGTTTACACGCCTCCCAGCAGGATCAGTCACAACACAAGACCAGTCAGGTCCAGTCTGGTTTGCACCGTCTAACGAGGTTTACTTTCAAGGCGGCATGCTTGACCCTAAGGATCTCGTGCAGTTCATCAGTCCCGTACAAGGGATCATTTATCAGGGCGAGCAGACTATTGCCACAGCTCTCAAGATTGAAGACAGCCGTTTCCGCAATGCGGCGTCGGCCATCCCGTCGGGCATTCTTCGTCAGACTGGAGGCGAGCCCCTTAGCGCACAAGAACTGGCAGACCTCGCAGCTGCTTTCAATGCGGCTCGAGCAACTAACCAGACCGCAGCACTGAACGAGTTCCTGACCTATGAGCCAACCAGCGCAACGCCTGACAAGATGTTGCTCATTGAGTCAGCGAACTACAGCGCTCTGGACATCGCACGTCTGTGCAATTGCCCTCCTTACTTACTCGGGGTCAGTACCGGAAGTTACGCCTATACGAACAGCCGAGAGTCACGCATTGACCTCTGGACATTCGGCACCAAGATTTACGCAGAGTGCATCGCTTCAACGCTTTCCTCTGACGCAATCCTTCCCCGCGGGACTTTTGTTGAGTTTGACGTTTCGGATTTCATCGGGGAATTTGAAGAGAGTTCTATGAGTCAAGAAGATTCAGAAGTACCAGAAGAAAACACACAGGAGCAAATCGCATGATCCGTTTCACATCAGACACCATTACCGTCAGCGCTGCTGCTGGCGAGGAAACAGGCGCTCGTCGTATTGACGCCATAGCCGTACCTTGGAACACTTTCGCCACCGTTAGCGACGGCACAGAGGTCATGTTTCGTGAGGGTTCTCTGCCAGTAGATGGCAAGGCTCCCCGCGTTTTCATGTATCACGACTCTTCTCAGCCGGTCGGCATTGTTGAAGAGAGGGTGTCAACGAGCGAGGCAATGCTCGCGGGCATGAAGATTTCACGCACCTCTGCCGGTGATGACGCATTGACCCTTAGTGCAGATGGCGTGATGGAAGTTTCCGTCGGCGTAAACCCGACTGAGTTTTCATACGACGACATGGGTCGCATGATTGTTACTAAAGCAGATTGGATGGAATTGTCATTAGTGCCCATAGCAGCGTTCAGCGGTGCTACCATCACACGTGTAGCCGCTTCTGCGGAAACAGAACCCGACACAGAAGAAACCACAGAACCAGTCGAGGAGACACCAGTGGAAGCAACCCCAGCAGCTGAGGCAGTAGAAGCAGCAGCGATCCCAACCGCACCAATTCCTGCACAGGCTAAGCGTGAATTCCGCATGCCATCCGCAGGCGAATACCTTGCAGCAATGCACATCGGCGGCGACACGTTCGCCAAAGTAAACGCCGCATACCGTGAGGCCGCAACAGCGAACCGTTCGGTTCTTGAAGCCGCAGCTGGCGACGTGTTAACGACTGACACTTTGGGCCTCCTCCCAGTTCCCGTGTTGGGACCTCTGGTACAGGACCTCAATTTTGTCCGTCCAGTTGTTCAAGCCGTGGGCGTTCGCGCTTACCCAGACGGCGGATCTCAGAAGACTTTCGTGAGACCAACCATTACGACCCACACAGCAGCAGGGGTTCAGTCGACTGAACTCACAGCGGTAACCGCACAGACAATGGTCATTGCAGCGAATTCGGTGGCGAAGACCACCATCGCTGGCAGCGTCCAGCTCTCAGTTCAAGACATCGACTTCACGTCACCCGCTGCAATGAACCTGATCCTCAATGACCTCATGGGTGAAGCCATGTACGCATCAGACAACTTCTGTGCAGACAACCTTCTCACCGCAGCGTCATCCTCGGGCACATGGGACCTCAGCGCAGCAGATCTCGTCAAGAGCATCTACGACGCAGCAGCCGACATCAGCAACGGTCGCAACTGGTTCCCAACACACATGCTTGTCTCCCCAGACGTGTGGGCACAGCTTGGTCAGGTCGTGGACTCCACGAATGCACCGCTCTTCCCATTCGTGGGTGCTGGTCTTACCGGCATGAACCGCCTTGGTTCACAGAACGCAACATCATGGAACGGCAACCCACTCGGTCTCGAGCTTGTCGTAGACAGCAACTTTGCTGCAAAGACCATGATCATCACACGCCTCAACACAGGCAACGGTGACGCATTCGAGTACTACGAGCAGGTCCGTGGCCTTATGTCCGTGGAAGTCCCATCTACGTTAGGTCGCCAGTTCAGCTACCACATGTACAGCTCAAGCTTCGCCGCCATCCCCGGAATGATCCGAAAGATCGTTCAGGCCTAAGCGAGAGGGGCACCGCGTGTCGGTGTTTACAGTTATTAGCCGTCAGCGTTTAGATGATTACGCAGTCGTCCAGACGCTGACGGCGACTGACATTGAAGTCGGTCAGAGCATCACCCTCGCTGGTGTAGACGGCAGCATCAACGGCACTTTTACCGTGTTGGCATGTCCGCAGTATGAATACATCGGCGTCAACTTTGACACTGGTGAACTCAGGTTTAACCCAGACGTTGCTCACCCCAACCAGTTGCTCGTGCGCTCCGTTGGTGATGACCTCGAATGGGGTTCTCAATTACCGACGGCCACCTGCACTTGGACGCTGACCTGCACATGGGTCACCGCCACGGACATCGAGGACTACGTGGGCATCGGCACGGCGAGCATTGAAGAGGCAAGTTTCCTCACACAGTGCGCGGCCGCTTGTAATGCATTCGCCTATCGCCGACGTTACGAGGCGGGCTACCTTCAAGACAGCCTTACGACTGCACCATCTGGTGACGTCAAGTTGGGCACCATCATGATTGGCGCTGCCTACTACCGTCAGAAGGGCAGCTACTCACAGATTGCTACCTTCGACGGAATGGGCGCACCACCGTCCACCGGTGTCTCTCCAATGGTTATGCAGCTGCTAGGCATCAACAGACCACAGGTTGCCTGATGGCGTACACGGATCTATTTAACGAGGCGCTCGACGACCTTGCAGCAACGCTGACAACCATCACAGGTTTACGCGTCGTCACAGATCCGAAAGCCATCAACCCCCCTTGTGCGTTTCTCGATGCCCCGTCTTTTGACGCACTGAACTACAACATCGTCCGCATGACTTTCCCTGTCCGTGTAATCGGGTCAGGACCTGTGGACCTGAATGGTCTTCGTGTGTTGCTCAGCATCGCAGCTGGGTTACTTACAAAGAATGTGGCAGTCCTCGACGGACGGCCATCAGTATTAAACATCGGCGGTCAGGACTACGGCGCCTACGACCTCACTATTGCAATGCAGGCACAAACATCATGACTGATTACATCGTAAACTCAAACCGCGTCGGCACCGTCGGCGAGAAGCTGAAGATCTCTCGGTTCATCACTGACAAGGTGCTGGACTATTTGCTCAAGGCTGGCTTTATTTCTGAAGCCCCACAAGCACCCACAAAATCTGCTAAAACAGAACCCAAGCAAGACCTCAACGAGGAGTAAACAACATGGCCACAACGACCTACCTTTCCAACCCAGACGTGCTCATCAACGCCGTGTCACTTCGTGATCAGTGCAGCGCAGCAACTCTCACTCGTACAGTCGAGGCTCTTGAGTCCACCGCTTTCGGCGGTACCGCTCGCGTCTACACCGGTGGCCTTGAAGCCAACGAGCTGACCCTCAGCCTTTACATGAGCTACGCAGCAACAGAGACCTACGCAACTTTGGCAAGCCTTGTCGGCACACAGTTCAACGTCATCGTCTCGCCATCTGCACCAGAAACTCCTGGCACCTACTCGGCAACAAACCCCGGCTTCACTTTGACCGGTGCTTACCTTGCATCGTTGCCAGTAATCAACGCGACAATGGGCGAGCTGTCAACGATTGACATCACAATCCAAGGTGGCGTCTACTCAGCCGACGTTTCCTGATCTAACAACTAGGGAGAAACAAATGAAACTCACACTTCGTGTGGACTTCACCGACGGGGCACAAGCCACCGTCACCACAAACCTCTGGGTGATTACCCAGTGGGAACGCAAGTACAAGTCCAAGATCACACAGATGGCCACAGGCATCGGCGCTGAAGACCTCGCCTTCCTCGCATACGAGGCATGCAAGGTTCAGAACGTCGTCGTTGACGCAGCCTTTGACTCTTTCATTAAGAAAGTAGACAAGGTTGAAGTGCTTGACACGGAAACCGAAAACCCTACCCAAGAGGCACCCAGCGACGACGCCTAGCAGAGCTGCTAGTTGCCACGGGCTGGTGGCCTCCTCAAATAGACTTTGACACTAACGATCTAGCGACGGTAGTCAAGGTCCTAAACGAAAGCCGCAAGCAATGACAGTCGAGATGCACTATGAGGTCTACGGACTTAAGCAGGCACTCTCGGAACTGTCCCGCGTTGACCGCCGTTTGCGTTTACAAATCACCCGCGACTTTAAGCAGCTGACCAATCCGCTGGTGGCTGACATCCGTAATGAAATTCCAACGCAGGCACCGCTCTCCGGTATGGCCAGAACTTGGGTTACGCAACGGGGCTACCAGTTGTTTCCGTGGAATGGATCTGCTGCCATGACAATGGTCAAGCAATCGGTAAGCGCCAAGAAGCCCAAAGAGTTTGCAGGCATCGTCCGCAATCTTGCCGTATTTGCGGTCAAGTGGCAGGGCATGGCTAACACCGTCTATGACATGGCAGGCCGTAAGAACAAGAGCCTGCTAGGCGACAAGCTTGCACAAGAGCACGGTCGTCCCTCTCGCATCATGTACCCAGCGTTTGAACGTCACGAGGGCGAAATCCAGCAAGGCATGCTCGACATTGTGGAGAAGGTCGGCAACGCCGTAAACCGCAACCTGAAGGTAACTCCAAGATGAGCATCATTCTCAACATCGTCGCAGACGCAAACCTTAAAGGCATTAAGAGCGCCATCAAGGAATTTGAAAGTCTTAAGACCAACGGAGAGAAAGCATCGCTTGCAATCCGCAAGGCTGCCCTGCCTGCTGCTGCTGCCGTAGCCGGTCTTGCCGCTGCTGGACTGTCTGCTGCCAAGGCTGCCGCAGATGAAGAACTTGCCATGAAGAAATTGGCAACGCAGATCCGCAACAGCACCACAGCCACAGACGCTCAAATTTCTGCCAACGAGGATTTTGTAGCGCAACTTCAGTACACGGCGGCCGTGTCGGACGACGAGCTTCGTCCGGCCTTGTCCACTTTGGTGACAGCCACTAAGGACGTCAGCCATGCACAGCGTTTACTGCAAACGGCATTAAACGTGTCCGCAGCGACGGGTCAAGATTTGGGGTCTGTTTCTGAGGCGCTCTCGCGTGGGTTCTCAGGCAACATGCGATCTCTTGCAGCCTTGTCGCCAGAGCTTAAAACCGCAATCAAGAATGGCGCTGACTTCTCTGAGGTGCTCAAGATTCTTGAGGGCAACTTTGGTGGCGCATCTGACGCAGCTGCAAACACCGCCGCCGGTGGACTCAAGAAGATGCAGATTGCACTTGACGACGCTCAAGAAACAATTGGCTTGGCACTTGTGCCGTACCTTGCTGCGTTTGCCCAAGGACTTCAAAAGGCCGCCACTTTCGTCAGAGAGAACACGCCGCTAGTCATTGCTTTTGCACTTGGCGTGGGCGGTCTCGCCACGGCTCTCTTGGCAGCCAAGGCCGCAATGGTCGTTTACAACACAATTGCTGCCATCACCACGGCGGCAAACACGGCTCTAGCCATTTCAGGTTTCGCCGTCCAAATTGCTACGGGTGTCGGCATTGCCACAGCCATCGCTGGAGCCGCCGCACTTGTCGGTCTTACCGTCATGGTCAGAAACGCCACTAAAGCACAAGGCGATTATGCCAATGCCACAAACAAAGCAGCAGAAGAAACTGGCTACTTAAAAGTCCAGATTGACAAGGCTCGAGAAGCAGGCGATAAGGCGCGTCAAGCTGAAGCCGCTGGTATCGCTGCCGCAGAGAAAGCCAAGGCCGCATCAGATAAAGCAAGACAAGCCGCTAAAAGTTTGTTTGACTCAACCAAAAAAGCAATCGAGGGGGCTAAGCAGTCTCTCCGTGATTACGCCAGCGGTCTTGCTGATGCGTTGCGCGGATGGGTTTCACTCAGCAACGCTGTATCTAGTGCAACATCTTCAGAGGACAAATACCAAGAAGCTCTCAAGGAGCGCATGGATGCCTATGCGGAATTGAACAAGCTTCAAAAGGACGGGCTGTACACAACAGAGCAGATGGCCGATGCCACCGATCGTGTGGCACGTGCAGAGGCTGGTCTTAACACTGCACAGTCTCAGCGCAAGACATACTCACAAGCGTTTGCCGAGCAGATTGCGGCTGCCAAGAAATTCGGGGGGCAACTGCAGCAACTTATTCAAGCTGGTCTTGGCAGGTCTGGTCTTGCACAACTTATGAACCTTGGCCCTGTGGCTGGTTCTCAGGTTGCCGGCGACCTTCTTGCAGGGACTGGCGGGATGAGTGTTGCTTCTTTGAACGCTGACCTTAGTGCTATTGACATGGCAGGAGCTGCTCTTGGGGAGTCGGCGATTGCGGGAGACATGGGTTTACTAAACCAAGCAAATGCTCAGCGCAGCGGTAACAACGTCACTATTAACGTCACGGGTTCTGATCCTCAAGCAGTAGTTGACGCCCTTAAGCGCTACATGAAGACCAACGGCAAGGTCCCTATTAAGGTCACCGGCTGATGTCGGCTTACGACTGGAGCGTTTACAAGTACAACGGCGCTACTTGGGATGAGTTGGACAATGTTCAGGGCTTGGCGTTTAGTTACGGGTTGCAACAGCTGACGGATCAGTGGGCACCGCCAGTGTGGACTATTACAGGGCGCCTACCAGACGACTTGGGCACCGTCACTATTGGTGATTATGTATCGGTCATTAACAGCGGCAGTCCCGAATTCATTTACCAAATTACAAACTATGAAGTCTTCTACGGCATTGAGCCATCAATGGACACATGGTCAATGCAGATTGAGTCAGGCTTTTCAGCCCTTGGTCGTTCACTGTCAACAACAAACTGGACAGCGAATGCTGGCAACTCTGGTGCAGTTGCTGGACAAGTGTGCAGCAGTGTCGGCGTAGGTCTTGCCGGTGACGATTTAGGTTTGCCTTTTGGTGGGCCAGTAAGCGCTCAATCAATCGTCGACGAAAACGGTTTAGATGTGTTTACACGGTTAGCAAGGACCGCAACCGTTGACACAACTTTTAATTATTCAACGGGCTATTACAAGGTCTACGTTTACAACTCAACTTATTTGGATAAGCGACAGGCCCTCTATTGGATTGACCCTAACGACAGCGCGCCAACCGTGTGGGAATTTACAGACAGCACACCAACGTCGACTCAAGGCGTTTACGACGGTCTCAACTTTGGGTCTGTAAACCTAAACTACGCCAACAAGGTGGTCGTAACGGCCGTAGGGGGAACCCCTCAAACTGTCGGATCTGGTAATAATGCTTTTGAAACAAACACGTACAGCACGACCGATGCGACTGCAAAGCTTGTGGCTGAAAGATACGCAGGTTTGCTGTCTGCTTCACAGTCAATTCCGCTCTCTATCTCGTATACCAAAGAGCAGCAGAGTGGCACAGCTGTGTTGCCTAATCAGATTGCATACCTCAACGGCAATGACTACCTGAAAATTACCTTCAGAGGGACAACCTTTTACGCCAGCATTATCGGCCAGCAGTTGACGTCGACCCCAGGATCTACTCGAGTTACTCTGAGCTTGTGCGCTACCGAGAACTATGGTTTCTTTACACTTGACAGCGCCGTCCTTGGCGTTCTTGACCAAAACAGATTAGGAGTCTGAACATGACTTATCCATCGTTTTCTGCCGGCGAGGTTTTGCGCGCTCAGGACATGAACGCTGTCGGCTTGTGGCTGGTCAAGTCACAGACGGTTGGCACAGGCGTTTCTAGCGTGACCGTGACAGGGGCTTTCTCAGCGGACTACGACAACTACCTTATCCAATGGTCAGGTGGTACGCAGTCAGTGGACACGAACTTGAATCTGCAATTAGGTTCAGCAACCTCAAACTATTACTCGTCACTGATTTTCGGAAGTTTTTTAGGTGGGGCTCCAACAAACTCGTCTCAGAACAACAGCGCAATTTGGGTCGCTGCTGGCGGTGGAAATCCAACAGTGGCAAAAGTATCGTGTTCCGTTTTTGACCCCTTTTTGACTAGACCGTCTCATCTTCAAGCGTTTGTACGTTATTCAACTGTTTACGGCTCCACTGTCGGGTATCAGGGAGATTCAACAAGTTTTACTGCTTTTACTTTCATACCCGGAAGCGGAACTATGTCAGGCGGAACAATCCGCGTTTACGGCTACAAAAACTAGGACACCATGACAAAACCACTAATCCAAATAGATGACGAAGTACGCGAAATGACAGACGAGGAGTACGCACAGTATGAAGCGCTTACTGCTAACGCTCAGCCTCTGCCTAGCGCTGAGTAGCTGTGGCTATGACGGGTCGTACCGTTACCCCTGCCAAGACCCAGCCAACTGGAACAGCGCCGACTGTCAGCCACCAATCTGTACAGCATCCGACACCTGCACCGCCAACATAATCCCACTGGAGACAACCGATGCCCCCGTCAGTACGACAACACCCTGAAAAACGGCACACCCCAGAAGAAATACACGCCCGACTCATCTTCATCATCGGGATCACACTGGCCGTCGTATTTGCAGCATCCGTCCTCTCAATGCTCTACGCACTCATTTTTATTACCCAGCCTTTAACGTCCCAATCGCCCAATGACGCCGCGTTCATCGATTTAGTCAGCACCCTCTGCGTCTTTATGACAGGCTCCCTCGCCGGCGTACTCAGCGCCAATGGTCTCAAGTCCAAACCGAAAGAACCAACCCCGTGATTAGTAACTCATACACCGTGACCGTTGCTCCTGTACGCATCGTTGCCTCATCTCCATCTTCCCGACAGATTTACGTGCATGTTGAAGGCAATGGAATTGTTTACCTAGGCGACTCAGCCGTGACCATTTTGACTGGTACACCACTGGCGAAACACACGAGTCCGGTAGAAATTTTTATTCCTGCCAATGAGGAACTTTGGGCATGTGACGGCGAAGGTGGGGAAGTGGTGCGCGTGTTGCGGCCTAGCAAGGACGCCAACTGATGCCTCGCAAATACCCTTACTACCCAGCGTGGGACGGCAAGAAAGCCTCTCCCGTCACCGAGAAACTCATGAATTTGTGCAAGCGCCGCTGGGGATTCACCAATCTCGGCATCTACGCAAACCGTCAAATGCGTGGCTCCAACAATCTGTCAGTACATGCCACTGGTTTCGCTGTTGACATCGGCTATGGCTCAGGCAAGAAAAACCGCGCCAAGGCCGTCCAAGCATGGGACTGGTTTGTGAAGTACAGCGAGGAGCTGCGTATCTGCGAGATACACGATTACGCCTACAAGCAGTGGGGTCGTGGGTACAGGTGCAGTCGAGGTGCAGGCACTAAAGGGGTAAAAATTTTTACGTCCACAGATAACGCTGGGACACCTGGACCGACATCTACATGGCTCCACGTTGAGGTCTCTAACGACTGGACACCAGAGGCTTTCGAGGCTGCATGGAGAGCGCTACCCAAGCCATAGAACTCTTGCCGGCGACGGGACATTGCTGGCGAGATTAGGGGGTGGGGTCGATGTTTCTCCCCGATCCTGCCCCCGCCCCCTCGGGGTGCTTGACATGTGTTTACACGCTCGCTACTGTGTTTACACAAGGGGTGCCCGCCCCACACACAAGGAGAAACACAATGCCAGAAATGGACACTTTCCACGCCACAGTCCTCGAGGGATACTGGTGGGGACTTGACGCCTACGAAATCGCAGAACAGCTCGGAGCTGACCCACGCGAAATCGCCATCATCACCGACACATTTCGAGACTTGGGGTACTAATGAACTACTCAGACCTTCCACTATTCGCCGGCATTGAGGAGCGTCCACCAGTGGACCGCAACGTCACCCGCACAGGACCTCAGGAGACGTCTCAGGCGGCCGCTAGACGCGCTCTAGGGCGCTCAGGCTCCCAACGTAACGCCATCTATCAAGAGATTAAATCTCGAGGCTCTGACGGGATGACTTGCGACGAGATCTGTGAGTACTTCCAGATGCTGGTTCAGTCCGCAACCCCAGCCATCAACACGCTTGCCAACGACGGATGGCTGGAGGATTCAGGCCGCCGCCGCAACACACGCTCAGGCCGTGAAGCGATCGTCTGGGTGGCCATCCCATGAGCATTTTCTTCATTACCGTCCCACTCGGTCTGTTCTTTGGCTTTCTCATCTACGGCATGTACCAAGCCCTAGACATCGAGACCCACTGGCAAGATCCCCCATACGACTGGAACTTTGAAGACGAGGACCTATGGGACTGATACCCACATTCCTCTACGAAGAACTACGCTCAGAGGACGGGCTAGTGCTAGTCCAAATCTTTCGTGACATCCATAATCCGGACCTGATCATTCGCACCACCGTCGCCACTAGGCGATGCCGTGGGCAAGTGTGGGGGTCGCCTACCAAAGTTGAGAAGGTTGATTAAACGTGCATTGCTCTGCTTCGCAGTACTCACCGTATTTATCCCGTCCGTGCAAGCATCCGCTGCACCCGAATGGAAGTGCCCCCAGTGGCACGACCTATTTCGTAAACACAAACTCCCCATCGAATGGGCCGACAAAATTTGTTGGCGTGAGTCCAGAGGGGTTGCCCAAGCGATTGGGTGGAACTACCGCCAAGGGACCGACCACACCAACTGTGTGCTATCGCCGGCACCTACTTACAAGAATTGCTCGGCGATTCGTTCTTATGATGTCGGCATTATGCAAATCAACAGCGGGCACAGATCGCTGACAGCTCGGGTATGTAAACGCCCAGCGCGTCAATTGATACGCTCTCTGACAGACCCTTCCTGCAACCTGAAGGTAGCTAGTGTTCTTTGGGACAATGGCAAAGGTGCATCACACTGGCGCGCAACGTCAGGCAAGTAAACACAACACATTGGGAGAAACAATGATTAACAAACCACACTCCGTTGCTCTACGGCTTACGCCAGAGGAGTACACGGCTTTAGTCCATGTCCAGCTGCGTGACGGCGACAAGACCCTTGCGATTACATTGCGTAAGGTTGTCGAGCCTCTGCTGGCTGAGGGTGCTAAGTCCCTTGAGGCAATCCGCAAGAAGGCTGAGGCCAAAGCCAAGCGCGACGCTAAGAAAGCCGCTGCACATGTCGTTCAGTGACGATGCACTAGCCCAGCGCCTCAAGAACCTCGCCACAGATCGTCACCTAACCGGTGACGCTGTAGGCGCTAAATGGCTCTATGAAGCAGCTGCACGAATACTCGAATTGTCGGACATCGTAAACACGTGGCACCCATCCATTGGGGCACGTACTGAGGCGACAGCGTTTGAGTCATACGGTGAGACCGTGGTCTTCAAAGTTAAAAACCCTTGGGAGGACTTGCCATGAGTCTTGAAGATTACGAGCCCGTTTCCGTCAGGCTTTCGCGTCTACTTGAGACCTTAAGGTCTCGAGACATTGACCCTCGAGTGGTCACTGTCATGCTGTCAGAACCTGGATCTGATGTTTGCGTATTCCGTGCAGAGTTGTGGATTGGCACAGCGCTCATGGCCACTGGACATGCTGAGGAAGTCCGTAATCAGGGCAATGTAAACCGCACTTCGCACGTTGAAAACTGCGAGACCTCAGCGCTTGGCCGCATGTGCGAGTCATACGCGCCCACAGCAGACCACACGAGGCGTCCGTCTCGAGAAGAAATGCAGAAGGTCCAGCGGGTCTCTGGGGCTACCACGATTACCGAGAACGGCGACCTTGCGAGCGATAAGCAGCGCAACATGATCCGTGCCGTCTGCAAGTCACTGGGCAAGACCCCACCGGTCAACCTTGACGGCATGACCAAGCGCCAAGCATCCGCCTACATTGACGAGCTCAAGCGCCTCGAGGCTGGAGAACAGCCCGCACCACCAGACGACAACTATCCACCTGAGGAGCCATTCTGATGGACAACGGAACCATGCGCGATTACATCGCAGACCTCATCTTGCAGGTCAACGATCTTCAAGGTCAGGTCCGCTTTTGGCAAGCAACTGCACAGCAGGCAATGGACAACACAGACAAAGCCCTAGCCGTCATTGAGCTGCACAAAGCGCTCAAGGACGAGCTACAAAAAACTAATGACTGAGTTCATCTACTTCCTGTCCCACTCGTTCCTCATGATGATGCTGGGCGCATGGCTCGCCCGTAAACACATCTAGGGGGCATCGTGGAATCATCAGCACACGCAGTTGAAATGAACAACCTGAAACAACAGCTCGCAATGGCTCTCGAAGCCCGAGCCCGCTGGGAAGGCACAGCCAACATCCTCGCCGGCGAAATTAAAGAGCTACTGGGGACCGTTGACATGTACAAGCGTTACGAGTCCCACGCGCTGCACTGGGCATGGGAGCGCACCAATGGACATGACTGAGCGCATCTTCCAAGACCACGTGTTGCAGCTGTGCAAGATGTACGGCTGGTTAGCCCATCATGTGCCACCCATGCGCTACAACAACAAGAACGCATTAGGAAACAATTGGGGAACAGGAGGTCTTGCCGGCATGCCAGATTTAACCCTTATCTCACAGAACGGGCGAGGCATCATCTATGCCGAACTGAAGACCGCCACAGGCAAGGTCTCGCCCCTCCAGCAACAAATCCTCAACACTCTCGAGCGCAACGGTGCTGAGGTGTACATTTGGCGTCCTCGAGATCTCACGGCAATCGCCGCCAGACTCTCTGGACTCAAACCCCTCGAGGGGTGAGTGCGAGCATTCATTTCACGGGCAGTAAACCTGTCGCGAACGGCTCACCCCTCACCCCCTAACTCAATACGACCACGGCCACGTACGGGATTGCACTGTGCTGGTAAACACACACGGAAAGCGTGGGTAGAGCTCCCTGCCTTAGAGCTGGGGAGTGCAGCGTCGAAACGTCACAAATCCGTATGGTGTCCGTCCACTGGTGTTGTTAGAACATCCGGCAGCCTGAGCTACTTGCTCGAAGTGTGGGGGGCAAGCACCGAGACAACTCTCTGCCTAACATAAGAGCAACCGCAGCGCGAAGCGCAAGGGCGGTAGGAGAACAACACATGCCATCCCCATACTCACACCCCGAATACCAACGCAACCGCAAGACCCTTCTCGCCGGCACACAACTGACGTGCGCCATTTGCGGACACGGAGACATCCAAGGCCAGAAGTGGACAGCAGATCACATAATCCCTCTCATGAACGGAGGCGACCACTCGCTGTCAAACCTCCAGCCTGCACACTCACGATGCAACAGCAGACGCGGGTCACTTGACCAAGCACGAGCCAACTACCAAAAAATCGCCGGCAGAAACCAAGCAGTAAACACAGCCCGCCGCGCCGACCCAGCCACCGAAAGAAACGAATCACCACCCGAAGCA